GTCTCGCAGCGATCCATATCACAGTGCCAGTTGTTAAGTACAACCCGACTCTTGGTAACGCCAAGACGTCCTGCTTCTGGACACAGGAACCGCACTCATTCTCCTTAGAGCGTAGGCAGCCGTTATAGTGGCTGAAACTATCCTCCCAGGGATTGAACCTGGCCCTCAAAGGTAACCCGGGAATGAGGTATTCGAGTATAGAGGAATCCGAATCTATCTCTCGGACTGAGACCCTTGGTGTGTCTGTTGTGCGAGAGAAGCCAATCGAATAGAATGGCTCATCCGGACAAGATTCAACCCAAGCGACTCAGGGAAGACATGATCTTCAACACCTAATCTATCTAATTCAGATAAATCAGCTGCCTGAAGCAGTAACTCGTGAAGTAGTGTGTTATCACCACTCTTCTCACTATCTTCAAGGAAAATACCAATGTTTGATAAAGATTTCCCAGTGATCTCACTTTCAAGAGAAAGGAGACGCTGGTAGCCGATAAACAAATCATCAAGACTTCCCTCTTCAACAATGAGAGGTAACTCGAGTCTTACTCCAGAGCAAATAAATCGAATGTTATTCAATCCCACGACAATATTGTCCAACGCATCCGAAGCCTCATCAGAGAAACGCTCTAGTAAAGGCAAAGTAAACGATAAATCTACCTTACCCTTATTTCGAATATTAATCTCATAAGGCCACAGAAAACGTACGAAACCATATTGAGGTGAGATTTTCTCACACTCTTCCAAGCGAAGCTCAAGAGCTTCCTCAAGCTTATCGATCTGACGAAGGATAAGCCGGAAGAGATTCTCTCGTGCCGCCCAATCCCTTTCAGGACTGCGCTCGGCAAGGACATCTAGGCTATTACACAACAGCTGCAGCCCTGGAAATAACATTCCAGAACTAACAGCTGAAAGTGTAGGTCCTCCCAAAGGATTCAAGATGGGTAAACCACCCTCGAGAATACTTCGGAAGATTAAACTAGATGAACTTACCGCAGCATCATGGACCTTCCCTTCCTTCCTTGACACCTCTATCTGTTTAACATACAGAGGAGGAAGCATGTATCGTAAGCATGCAGACATAAAATTATTTGATGTCATATCTATCCAGCCTCGGGCAACAGCCTGAGTAACTAAGCCAAGACGGCCGAAACCATCATTAGCCGCCATTTCCTGTTTAAAGGAAATCGGCGATAGATTTAACGATCCTAAGTAGGATTGTCCAGCGAAATTGATAAAACCATTTTCGGATGAAAAGGATTTTGCCAACCCCACCTTAATTCCTAAAGAGGAACATGTAGTCAAATAAGAATTGGCCACACTCTTCCCAGCGATAACAATGTCATCACCAAGAACTCGGTAATCATAATACGGGTACTCACCAACAAGGAACGCACTAAACTGAACTACAAAATGATGCAGTAAAGCCAATGCGCCCCAAGATGATAAAGCACCCATAGGCTGACCACGAGCGTACCTCACCGATGACGAGGAATTACCTCGATCATCCGTGAAGCTCAGTGGGAACACTGTCTCCTTGCCCTTAATGGTTTTCTGCCAAAAAGGTAAGGACCATGTTCGATCACGAAGAAGGGATGTCCATGCTTCGGAGATCTCAGTTCCAAAGAGACTATTGAACATAGAAGTATACAACACCATAGGTATTGTATCAGTTGCTGCTTTCAAGTCAAAAGAATAAACATTCTTATGACCCGAATCGGCAAAGGATCGAAGTGATCCTTGCTGATCGAAAGTAGCATCTGACGGTAACATACGTAGTATGTCAAACAGTACTTTGTGCATAGGCTTAAGAACACTCTGCGTTAACGCGTCAGGGATAGCTATCACACGAACCTTACCAGCAGCCTCCTTAATTAGGGAGAGCTTTCCGCCTGACGGGCGGATCACCTTAACTTGATGGCCTTTAGGGCCGTCAAGCTTCGAGTGAGAAGGGAAGTAGTGAGCTAGTTTCTCCACATTAATGTTAACCGAGTCTCCAAAGTCTGACGATATTTTCCAAGCCTCCTTCCATTCGTCATCCAAGACGAACTTCAGCATCTCAACTGCATAAGACTCTATACGAGATCTAAATGTAGTTGCCCCAACAGCGTCTAAGTAACTCACTAAAGGTGAGAGCTTCCATCCTCTCATCACCCAATAAAGGGTGTCGATAGGGTAGGATGCTAGAGACGTTGAGTGGTTGGGACCAGCCGTTGTAGCCATAAAAGGCTCAACGGGGGCCAGATCTGAATTTAGAAGTTCAGAAGCTCCCAAGCTCGATAACCAAGGTTTGGCCTCCCACTGGAGGAAGACATCAAACCTCGTTTTAACGAATCTGAAGCTGTCATCTATACGGAAACAATTTCCGATGGCACTGAAAGTCGGAATCTTATGATTCGACTCCAGTGACTTATAGATATACAGAATCGAGCTCCATAACCGTATTACCGAGAGATTGTTGGAACGTATCGCCATGCGAACGCTCTTAGGAAAAGAGGAGGGAAGCCCATTGGTTAGGCGAACGCGCAGGCCAACGGCCTGAGATGATGAAAGTTTGTTTCCACTGACAAACGTCTGTAGAACAAAATACATCACCTTTAGTCTCACGACTAAAGCACCTAACCCCTGAGTTTCGAGAATCCCAATCAAATATTTGATAAAAGAACTCATCTCGCTCCTGAACCTTGAAGTTGAACCAAGTCCCACGACTTTCACGTAGAGGTGTAAACCCCACAACATGAAAAGTGGCCTAAGGTTTCCCTTAGTCACAACGGCCAGGTTTTCCACATT